ATGGACATGTCAGTCCTCGTAGTAGAGAATTACTTCGCCCGATTTCGCGTTTCCTCCGGATGCAATCACCACGCGGGGTACACCATTTAGCAGGGGTAAGCACCGATCACCGCCGGATGTACCCGTCAGCGCCGCACCGTCTGCAACCGCGTGAACCAAGTCACGAGGATAGTAAAGCGTGTCAGCCGTTCCAGCGTTTGACTTTGTTAATAATGGTTTATTGAATACGCCCTGACAGGTGACTGTTAACGTAGCCCCAGTTTCAACACTTCCAGGCTTGTACAGAATCGCGTACAATTTTCCCAGCACATTGGAAACGTGGTTAGCGGTTACGCTCCCATCAGCGGCGGTTGTGAATTTGATTGATGCTTTTCTCATTTTTTGTCCTTTTTGGTAGGCGGTACAGTTGCCCGTTTTTCTGATTTAGGCGCTTCTTTGACAGGCTCGCATATCCCGCGTTTTATCAGGTCAACGGGGTCAATATCAGCTACATCCCCAGCCTGGTAAAATACTTCGTGCGTTTCCCGCCCTCTGAAGTCCTGTAAGAACTTAATTTTCATGGTTAGTCTGCGAATCTCCATTCAACGGTGATGACCACCGTACCAGTGCCAGTTTTACCACCCGCGCAGTTGTAAGTCAACGAATCGCCCGCGTTTATGAGAGTGGCAAGCGGTGTAACGTCAACTTCACCCCATGCACTTTGAGATATGGCGGATGTTCCGGTGTAGTACTCGTCGTCGTTGGATTCTTTACCAACCTTTAGCGCAACGCCTGCATCCGCGCTTGACGCCTCAACATAGAGAATGTTAATGCGCTCGATTTTCGCTTTGCGCGTAAAATGCTCCATTACAGTCTGTGCAACTGCCGCTCCCGACAGGTCAATCAATGCGCTGTGTGATACGTGAACCGCATCATTTCCACGTGCAATGTAAGTCTTTGCCATAATTTACTCCTTTGTTGTTGGGGAGGAGGTCGCCCCCCTCCCCGTTTCAATTTCATTAGTCGAGATTACACACCCACGTAGTAGGTGATCGCAGAGGCCTCGGTATCGCGCTGTTTCAAACCAACGCGCATGGTAGCAACGATCTCATTGGTATCTGAAGCTGCCCAGCGGGCGGTTTCTAATTTGATATGCCGCATCCAGCCGAGTTTCCACTGGTCGAAGCGAACAGCCAGAATAGCGCCATAAGCATTATTGGTCTGGGTATCTACATCGATCTTGCCATCCGACTTTGCCTTGCGTGAGGTGCTTGCCTTGTGCATGTTGCCAGACACATTCAGCTTATAACCGAATAAGCCGGATAACTGCCCGCCTTCGAGCGTAGGCGAAACAAACACATCACGGGTCAATACCTCATGCAGCCCGATTGTCTTGTAGTAGGTGTTCGGGTCAACGATGAATTCTACGCGCGCGCGATCCAGCCCATTGATCCCGGCAGTACCCATGAGCTTGATAGTTTCGAGGTAATCACTCACATCAAGCGAGCCAGCCGCGCTCCGGCTATTGGCTGTAGTAGTAATCAATGGTGATTTACGAAAACCATCGAAAACCATGAACCAATCTGTAGCCGCCGGAGTACCAGCAATATTATTGATATTGGTACTCGCGCCAGTTTCGGTATCTCCATCGATGATGGCTGATTCAAGATAATCCAAACCGGAAGCGCCCAACTGCGCTCGTAATTGCCCGGCGAATGGAACCAGTGAGGATTCATCGAGTTCGCCTGTCCATAAAACGCGTGCGCCGAGTTTGGCAAGCGTTAATGGCACCCGCCCAGTTCCAAGCTGTGAGGCGGTAACTGTCGGAGTTGGTCCAGCATAGCCAGTTGCGCTAGATGTCGCCTCAGCCACTTTGTACCATACCGGATCAGTTCCCTCCAGTGGTAGGTACATTGATTCAACGCCTTTTGGAAACTCAACGGATGGGATTTTATTGATAATGCTCGCGCCAGTACGGATGCTCTCCCAGATAGCCTGTGAATAAGCAACGCCCGCCCATTCATCGCCATAACTGGAAAGTGTAGAATAATCCAGTTCATTCGCTTTGATGTTTTTCATGCTCTTGCGAGCAGATTCGCCAATGCCAGATTTGTCCTCTTCGAGCTTGAACGCAAGCGCCTTGTAAGCAGCCTCACTCGGTTTCTGACCAGCGCTCTTTACAACGCCGATGACAGTAGCCAGATCACCAGCGTCCAGGTTGTCAAATTGATCGGTATCCCCGAATTTCTTGGCATAGGGAGCGCGGTCGCTCGGAAGGCGGTTCGATTCGGCAAACTTCTTTTCAAGCTCTTCCTCTTTTGCTTTCACCGCCTTATCGATTTCAGCCTGGCGTTCGGCTGCCTTTTTAGCCTCTTCAGCTTTAGTGGCTTCGAGTTTTGCGATTTCATCCGCCACCATTTTCAGTATATCTTTTTCTTCCATTTTGATTTCTCCTGTTAAATTTGTTTTTGGTTCAATAGTGGCGTTATCAATCAACGCGGTATCATCCGCCTCTGTTGATTCGTCATCGCCAGGAATTACTAAATCGGGTTGTCGTGCTTTCAATACCGGGAGCGCCACAGCATAAGCATTAGCCGGATGCCGGTTCTCGCCTTCGTCTATCAATGAACCTTCTACTACCGGCCACTTTCTGATGAATCCACCACGTGCCGCCCTTGCGATATGCGCTATTGTGCCGGAGCTTGCACGCGCCAATCCTTTCTTTGCAGCCTCCCATATCCTCTTTGCATATTGATTTGTTTTATCTAATACCGCCCTGTACCAATGCCCCTTCTCGTCCGTGTGATCATAGTGCATCATACCGATTACTTCTGGATCGCCCTGCGGATCGCCATCAGGAGTAAATCCATGATAATAATAAGCAGGAATTGTTTTATAAATCTCATGTTGTGTCTGTGTGTCAGGACTGAAAAATTGCCCGTCAGTATCTTTGCCGTTATCGGGACCGCCGAATGGAACAAGTAAAACATCCAGTTCCATATCACCAGCCGCCTTAACCAGCGTTTCGCCGATCACGTGAAATTCGGGCAGTTTCATAGAAAGATTGCCCTTGACGAGTTCCAATAATGGCTCTTCAGGCTGCAATTCGTCAGCCGTATCAATAATTACCCGTGCAGATTCTTTGATCTTTGTGATCCGTTCCTTGTCTTTTGCGCTATTACGCGCGCCGATTTTCATGGCGCTTTTTTCCTCTTCCTGTGCCGGCTCAAATAGAATATATTTAATGTCATGTTCTTTCAACCATTCTTTTGCTTCGTCTTCTGTAAATTTCTTTACATCAAAACGATATGCCTGGATTTCTGATTTTCCTTCTTTGTCGATTCCCAGTATTGCATCAATACCAGGCGCGATGTTCTTACGCGCAAACCGCTCGTATTGATCTGGCGATGTGATTCTGGCAGAATGTTCGGATGGATATGGCATCTGTTTACTCCTAACAAAAACGGCGCTCTGTGTGAATAACCAGCCCTGACCATTCAAGGCTTTCCATTCTCACAGAACGCCGCTAATTCAATAGCCTCTGACGTTCCCGTGCTTATTCAGTTACTAATATCGTAAGATCATTATCTCCAAAAGTCAACCTGTCAATTTAGGACATTATTAAATTGGCAGCCTCATTTGCTGTTGTGCGTCCTTGATTCTCTTTTCTGCAATGGCAAAATAGGTAGGATCAATCTCAATGCCAATGAAATTACGTCCTGTCTGTGCGCATGCCACGCCGGTTGTACCTGATCCCATGAAAGGATCGAGAATGGTATCGCCTTCATCGGTTTTCGCTATCTCCAAACACCACTTCATAAGTGATAACGGCTTTTGTGTTGGATGTATTCTGTCTGGGTCGCTCCTGTGACAATTGTAAACACGCATCGGCATTTCGATATTAGTCCACGCCAGTTCTGCTTCTGACAAAGAAAAGCCGCGCTCTGGTTTATTCCAAACCAACCATCCCCTTGATATTGGAAGTTCAAAATAATTACCGCCCCAAATAACTATTTTTTTTGCTATTCTTTGGATTTCATTAAATATCTCTTTCGGAGGTTTTATGTCCCACTTGTTACGCTTCGGCGTTGCGAGTCTCGCAACGCCCCATCCATAAGAAGCCCCTCCATTCCAAATATCTGCTATCCCATACGGCGGATCAGTAATCACCGCGTCTATTGACTTGTCAGGAATGGAGCGCATAATATCAAGACAGTCGCCCAAGTGCAGTTCTACGGTCAATTCGCCGCCTTTTCGTAATCATTGACGTAGTTGAGATATCGCTTGATGTCGCCATTGCACAGGATAATTCCCTCATCCATTGTGCGTTTGCGCCCTCTCATAAATTGCGGCTTTCCGTCATGCTGTACCTCTACCCAGCAGTAAAGCGCAATATCCCGCGATGTTAAATCCTCGAATTTCTTGATTATGTCATTCATTTTATCCCCGCGTCATGCATTGCTTTTTTTATCCAGGCGTTCAGCGCGTCTTTTATCACCCTAGTCTTTTCCTTTGCTACGTCCTTAAGCTTTCGCCACCCAATCGCCGCCATTACATGCGACTGCTCATCACCCGCTAGATAAGGTGCGTAGCTTGCTCTGTTACTGACTTTTGCGCCCCAAGACACTTTCTCGGTATGCCATTGTGTACCATAACGCTCTGACCTGCCGTCATTATGGCTTTTATACTGCATACCAATCCCGCGATGATACCACGGCGTAGGGGGTTTGTTTGCATCTGTTATTGGCGGGTATTTCTTTAATCCTTCTGTTTTCAAAATATCCTTGCTTGCTTGAACCATGCCCTGTGAAGCGTATTTGTTCAGCGACATGCCAAGTTTTTTTAGCTTTGCGTCCAATTCCTTTAGTCCGCGTATCTCTACAGACACATCGCTATTCGCCATTATAGCCTCGTATTATATTCGATCCAACATCGGCAATTGACATGCGCAGGCGGCTCCATAATTTCTTCACCGTCTATTGTTACAAATGGCTCGTCCATAGGTATGGGATCATGATCTCCCAGTGGTCCGCAAATATCGCACACCTGCTCGTCGTTATTGGTAAACCAGGTCTTTGTTATCTGCACATCCGGAAATTCTTTTCTCAGTTCCTCTGCCGCCATGAATTGACCCCGCGCAAATGTCCTGGTCGTCTCCGTAACCGCAATCATCGAGGCGCGTACATCTCCAAAATAGGGTTGTACCAGGTCTATAATATCGCCTATGGTATAGCCAACCTCATCGACAAAACTCTCAATCGCACGCCTTACAACTTCAAGAGAGGTCTCATCAACTCCCTTTATTAGATCGAACGCATATTCACGTGCCCATTTTGCGGCGTATTCATTAGCCGCTGTTGTGTTAAATCCAATCATAATGGATTCTGCAAATAGATTTATTCCTTCCGAAGCCCCGGTAATTAGCGCGGTGATTATCTCTTCGATAAAATCATCATCGTTCGGCAATACCGGTAATTTTTTTGGTTTTCTTATTTTGTATTCATTACGTAACGCATCTAATTGCGCCTGTAATCTACGAGAAAAAATGTCCTGCAACCAGCGTTCCACCTTTAGCTTCTGAGCATATCCAGGCTCTCGTCCATCCCTCGCTTTTACGGGTTGCCGATGCCCATAATCTGGAAGAAAATTAACTCTGAATTTCACTCCGCGTTGTTTGTAATCATGATTGAACACGTCATTGAGAGGCGATCTCTCGCCAACAATCTCAAACATCCGGTCAAGATAAGGTGACACATTGACGCCACGTCCCGCCAGCCACTTGATAGCAGCGATAATTGCCGGGTATTGATCAGCCATTGCCTATCGCCTTCAAATTCAATTCAAGCATCCGAATTACTTTATCAATCTCATTATCCGGTTTGTTAGCCGCTAACATCTCACGTGCCCTATCAAATCCCGCACCATTTTTTATAGCCTCAACGATTTCAGCCGGGATGTTATAAGCGGTAAACTCCGCGAGCTTGCCTGCCTTCTTGCTCTTGCGTTCCCACTTCTCCAATTCAAGCAGTGCCGGTCGCATGTCCTTTGCGTTCACTGCATCAAATTCGCTCGTAACGTCAAGCGCGGCATTCCCAGTCTCAAATGTCTGATTTTCAATCGGCGCGGATAGCATTGGAAACGCGGGGGTTGGTGTTTGCGCGGCGGCAACAAGTAAACTGCCAACATCATTGCCAATCGGATCGTCCTGCCAGTATTCGCTGCGTACCTCGTCAATGGTATGTGTCTTCGAATACTCCGCCATTTCCTGGAGCCTCAAAATCTTATCCGTTATGCGTATATCTTCCGGCTCAACAATCAGATTATCGCCATAGGCGGGCATGAGTTTTGTGGTAAGCACGCTCCCAATCTTTTGAAGCATTGGATAGACTTTGAAATCGATTAATGTGGTTTTGCCAATTCTGGCGTTCGCTTCCGTTGCGTTCACGGATAGGATAGACGACAAACCCGGCGCAATCGCGGAGTAAATCTCATCCCTGTTCGCAAGCCGCGAGTTAAGAAATTCCATGTCCTTTTGTGAAGCGGTCGCCTGCAGCCACTGTACCCCGCCCGCTTTGACATTGCGGAGCATCATGAAGTTACGCATTGCCGCCGCTTTGTCAACGTCCTGCTGAATCAGCGACCAATCATCATCTGATATAGGATCGGCAAATGCAAGGATCCCCGGCAAGCGCCCGTTGCTTTTGACAAACAGTTTCTTATTCCAATTCTGCATACCAATGTCAGAATCCATAATAGTGCGGAGCGGGTCGAGGTTGCTCATTCCCGTGAACATCGAATCTGGGTTAAATCCATTGAACGCGATCACTTCCCCGACATCTAGCCTGATTATCTGACCATCTCCGGGATTGTATTCGTATCCCTTGAGATACATCCGACCGTCCGGGATAGGTGATATCTGCTTACTCGGTATTAGCCATAACTCTACTGGTTGCCTGTTCGTGCCATAATTCACCCACCAGTACGCTGAATTACATACTGACATATACGCAAGAGTGGCATAGATCAAATCAGTCCGACTCATGGTCGGGTTGGGCGCATCGAGCAAGCGCTCAAATGGATGGTTCGGGATGTCTACGGTCTGCTCCCCTTCCCTGCGCTTGACATTCCATCGCGCCCCGCTCCCAATGGTCGCAACTTTGTCAACGGCAATATTTACCCATGAGACACGCTGGTAGTAACTCAGTTTGTTATTGCTATCAATATATTGCGGATAGGATAGCGATTCCACATCTGCTGATTGGAGCAGCCATTTCGGATAATCCCGCGGCGCTTTCATGTACCCCATTCTTGTAAATACCTTGTCGAATATTCCCATTGTTGCTCCTATCCCGCGAATGCGATCACACTGCGGGGGTTGAATCCCTCCATATCGTTTTCATACGCATAGCGGAGCGCATCTATCAGGTGGTTGTTCTTGTCCACCGGAATTTTAAGCGCATTCCCTGCTGCGTCTTCTCTCCACTTATACTGTGATAACTCATTTCTCAAATTGATACATCCTGAATCAATAATAATTTCCTGCCTCTTCAGCCAGTCAATACCGAATGTTACTGAATCCTTGCCCTTCTTTGCCCCTACCGCGTGAACGCCATATTTATTCAATTCCTGTATGCTCTTCGGCTCTGCGCTATCGCATACAACCATGTCACCCGTCTTTCGTGATACCTCAATAGCCAGCAGGTCATTCGTCAACCCCGTTTCGTAAATCTCATCAAACACGTAAATCCTGCCCCGCATCCTGTCGTAGTGAGTAAATACCACCGCCGCCGGATCACTCGAAAACCCAAAGTCAAGCCCTACCCGCCTGTTGGTAAACTGGTCACGCATCTCACTCAAATCCTCCACCCGCCAATTATTGAAAATGACATGCCCCAAGACCCCCCACAACCCCTCTGAATAAACGCTAAAATAGTATTTATCTTTTTCGTTTTGTAGTCCGAGAACGTCCTCTGTTGTAAGGAATTTGTTGTCTCGGTAAGTTGTTCGCAATATGGATACGCCATTATCTCTGTATTCTTTTTGGTCGTCCGTCCAAGCAATTTCAGAAAAATACTCTTTGTAAATCCAACTCGTTTTTAGTACTGGGTTAAAAGACATTGTTAGTCTTTTTTTTGTTCTTTCGTCGCCGCCCCTTTGTCGCTTAAGTAATTGTTTTATAGACGACTGCTCTGTTTCTGTCGCCTCTTCAACTCTAACATCAGTCCATACCCCCTTCGCTGGAGTAAGCGATTTTAATTTTTCAACATCGTCTAATCCAACAAAAACCATTTGATAACCATTTGTGCAAGTAATAGTTCCGTCAGTTTTATTAATCGTGAAAAGGTGTTGTAAATTCCACTCATTTATTACCTTCACGACCTCTTGAATTACAGACCCGCGCAAAGTCCTTCCCACCTGCCTACAAACAAGAAAGTTGCGCCCCCCCTTCATAACGTCAATAACATCTCTTTGCGCTAGAAATACACTTTTCCCGCTAGACGCCCCGCCGTAATAAATTTGTATTCGCGCCATTTCGTCTAAATACGGAATATATACTGAGTTAAAAACAGATAAATTAATTTCAACTTCAGGCATCCACGATTCCCCTTTTATTTGCCCAATATGCCTTCATAGTCAAAGAGGTTTTTATTTTTGTTTCGTCTGTAATAACTCTCTTCCTCCGCGCAATTTTTAGTTTTTCTATCGTTTCTTTTGAAGGAACATATCCCTTTTGGGATTCGCTGATTTTCTTCCTTGTTTCAACGCTAGGGGACTTCCTTCCAAGTTCAAGTGCCCGCGCCTGGTTTTCGTTAATCGCTTTTCCTTTGTGGGATTCGGATATTTTCCTGCACCTTTCTTTTGAATATTTTCCGCGAGGCTTTCCAGACCATATTTGTGACATCTTCTTTTTAGATTCTTCCGTATGCCTAAACCCAGTATGAATTAAAGACATTCTTTGTTTTGATTCATCGCTAAACCTAAAACCAAGCATGCCATTGGCAAATTTATTTGTGTTATATTCCGGAAAACATGCATCAAGATATTCCTGTTCTTTTGCCAATAAACAATCTACCGGACATTCCTCTAAAACAACAAAGTCAAAATTTATCTCTCCATATTTATTCCATGCATTTAATAAATGCCTCGCCGGATGAGTTCCTTTCCTGAGCCTGTATCTGTGTTGCCTCCATCGACTAGCAATATCAACAGAAGAGCCTATATACCTTTTATTGTTTATTTTATTTATAATTGCGTAAATTCCGCTAATCATCGGTTTCCTTTAGGGTAACTATGATTTTTTCACCGCCGGAAGTTACATCAATCCTGTCTTTTGTTTTCCCAATAGTTCTATCAAGTATCTCGGTTGCAGCCGCTTGCTTAATGCGCTCATCACGATTTTCTAATCCCTTTGTCTTTACAATAGCCGCCTGCTCTGCCGCGTCCTGCAATATCATCAAAGCCCTTGTTGCTGTCTCTCGTTTTAGGCGCTGAGCAATATCATTCAGCTTTTTACGCTCTTCAGTTGACCATGTGTAAAACGACGCCTTTGCAATTCCGGCGTCCAAATATCCCTGCCTATCAGAATTAACCTTTGACCGCGCCACAACATAGGCAAGGCGATTGTCTTCAAGTTGTTCTAATTCAGCCCTCAAATTGTCCATAGAAGTATGTTTAAGGTCTAATTTTGGCTATCTTCCAAAACAGCCACTATTCTTACCATTTTGCCCTGCCACTTGCTGAACCTTTCCATAACAGCGGGCTTAAACGGCTCTGGCACGTTTAACGTCAAATTTGCGGAGTAATCCGCCATTGTTTTTAATGAGCGCACTTCAGCCGTGAACTCTATTGCAACCTGTTCTTTTTCACCCATTCATCCGCTCCGATCCGGCAGTCCCGTAGGGTAAAGGTTTTAGTTTCGCGGGGAGTGACACCCCAACATGGTGAGGCACATAGCCTGATTGTGACCCGTGTGTCGGACTGCCGGACTGGAAAGGAGGAGAAATGATGCCTATCCCACGCCACCGCCTGATATGATGCTCTTCCCAGCATCATACAGACCTGAAGCGACAAGACCAAGCGCCAACCCATAGATCACAGCCGCGAACCAGCCAGCAAAATCAGCCGGGAGCGCAATCGATATTTGGTAGGCAATACCAGCAATGACGCCGATTAACAAAGATGCGACATTCAGAGCCGCGCCCTTTACGCCGAAGCGCTTGATCCACTCGACAAGTCCGATTACGACAAGTACCAGCGGAATTCCTGCAACAATTGCATTTGAAAAGTCCATATCATCTCCTGTTAGTTTATTTCTACTAACAGGATAAACCAATATTTACCAGAATACAACCTGTCAATTTAGGACATTTTTATTTTAATAATTTCAACCATCTTTGAAATAGGTGAGTTTTCGAGTATTATCAGTCTTGTCCACTCGGATAAATTTAACCCTTTTACCTCTGCACATATTTTCATCGCTTCCACCTGCGACGGGGTAAACCTGATACCCACTAACGAGCTTTTGTTATCTTTAGGCCTATTCATAAAACCCATTGCCGTGCCTCCTTGCTCTTTGTTATACATAATAAGGTAACTTAAATATGCTAAACAAACAATACCACTCTTTGCGTCAAATTGCAACCTGTCATTTTAGGACATTTTCATTGATCAGCCCCGCCATTGTAGCCACATAAACCGCGTGAGGCATCGAGTATGTCGAGCATTTTCGCTTTATTCCGTTCTTGTGAAATCTCACGGTTCGCGGCGATATTCCCAGCTCCAGCGCGATCTGGTCATCCGTTTTCCCATTCGCTATTGCCGTGATAACCTGTAATTCACGCGGAGATAGTTGGACAGATTCAGTCATTTTACCTCCCTACACTGTGGCGGACTGTCAATCAATTTTTCAACTTCTTCCAGCCAATTCTCACCATAGCCCTTATCGAAGACAACGCTAGCATGATCCAAAATATAGCGCAGAACAATCTTAAGTTTAAGGCTTTCGTCGCGAAGTAGCTCATTTTCGGCTGTCAGTTCGTTCTTTTCTGTGATGATCCGGTCGATTAGTTTGCTTAGTATGAAAGAAGAATTATTGTTACCCATTAATTTTTCCTTTTCTCCGCAATAGCGCCACCAACAATCAAGACTCCTCTTCAACCCCCACGAAAAACTCGGCTACGAATCGTTTGGTTTCATCTTCAAGCAACTTTCGCCATGTCATCACCATTTCGGCGAATTCCTCAGTAACCAGTATTCGATCTTGAAACTTTGCATTGTCAATTTCGAATTTTTTATTCATTCAGTCACCAAAAAGCAAAAACGCGCCGATCGCCATAATAGTGGCAATTGCTACTATGACCAGAAACAGAATAACGATCATAATAGTTGCGATAAGACCCTCTTCCAACAACAGCCATCCGAACAAAAGGATAACTGGAAAAAGCAATAAAAACATCCCCAGCCAATTCTTTTTACTCATTTCACCTCTCTACACTGTGGCGGCAGGAACGTGATAATCCGCTTATGCCTGCTCGAATACACTGCGATCATCCCATCAACGCGCCATACCGTTCGCGTATTAGATGTGCGCTGAATGAACTCCGCCTTTCCGTTCTGAATCTGCCTGACCAATCGCCAGTAGTAGTCTCGGTTGAGCGAGACATTGTAACGCTCTTCCGCTCTGGTTTTGGCATGCGCGGTCATGTATTGCGCGGCGGTGGTCACCTCGCCCTCCATATCTCCGTCTCAAAGTCATACCTCACGACCTCGACCCAAAACACCGCCCGCCTGTGTCCCCTCACGCGGTATTGGTAGGCCGCGCCGATCAACTCGCCCGGATGCTCCGCGGGTATCAAAAGTCGTCATTCAGCTGCACCAGTTTCCCGTTGCGCTCCATCAGCACGTTGTAACCGATGTACCACAACTCTGTCGCAGTCTCCCACTCAACTAGCACACCGCCTTTGGTACTCGTTGCCGTCACATCCATCATTGTCACGCAACAGGTATCCTCTGCGCTCGCAGTTGCAGGGAATATGAGAATAAGCACTAATACGATAAGAATTAATCGCTTCATTTTTCCTCCGGTGGTATGATTTCTCGATAATGTGTAACAGTTTGTGCCACCTGATAAGGTCTTTCTAACCCGTAAGCGTCCATATCGAAATACCAGCGCGGGTCATCAGGATGCTCTGACGATATAAAGCATTTTGCTATTGCCAACCCGCCCCCTAAACCAAATTCATTCGCCCATATTTCATAAGTTTTATTGTTCTCTGGCAACTCCTCGCCAACCGGAGTCCACCTGCGCTCTGCTTGAAGGCGTTCTATTTCGTCAAGCAGACATTGAACATAGGACGAATCGCTATCCTTATATCGTTTCCGTAATTGCTCATGCAATTCTTTGCTGTATTTCATTTTTCCTCCGGTGGTTCGGGTAATATTGCCTTGCGCCAAAACTTTATCACTCCACTTGCATTCAATACGCGAACATCTTTTCCAGTTCCGCTAAAATACCCATCGTAAAAATCAATCATTTCAACAATTTCGCTATCTTCCGGCAGTTTCTCAGATACCGGAATCCACCTGCGCTCCGCCTGTAATCGCTCAATTTCATCGAGCAGACATTGAACATACGCAGGATCACTATCTTTCTTTCGTTTTCGTAGCTGGTCATGCAACTCTTTACTGTATTTCATTTTTCCTCCAATCCCTCTATAATTGAGTGATGTAGTGTGATGGGGCAAGTGGCGCGATGATTGACAACATATTCGTCGAGAACCAAATCATAATCCGCTTCTATGCCACAGTGAACACAATATTTTATATCACTGGATAGGTCAGAGCACATATAGTGTTTTGCTAGCCTTTCTGCATCGTCTTTCAGTAACGCGATGATCTCATCCTTGCGGGCAGGCTCAGCGCGTAAATTATCGTAGCAATCTATCAACGCCTTTTTTCTCTTATTGAGCAGCCGCAAATAATGGTCTGTTTCATTGTTTTTTGCAGAATTGATGCTGAAATTTACAACTGCATCTGAATAACAATCGAGCAAGTATTCAAAACTTTCGGTAAGGTTATTCATTTTTCCTCCAATCGATTTAATTTTTTTAGCAGACTGGGCTGGACACCCAGACCAATAGCCCTCAGCCATAGTTCCACGCCACCATCAAGAATAAAATCATTGGCATCACATTCTTCTAGGTCTAATTCTTGACCGTCGGCATGGAATTTACGCTGCCACGCGGCGTCATTCTCTGCCTGCCTGATTATAGCCCCTACCAGGTCAATGACCGGATCTCCGAAACGAAAGTATAATTTATGATCTTGTTTCTTGACATATTTCTCATGATCTCTTTCGCGTTGAATTTCGCGTTTGCAGTCCTTGCAAAGAGGTCGCTTTGTGCCCCTCTTGCGAACGGATAACGGCACCCCGCACACAGAACAATACGTATCAACATAATCCGTTTCCGGTGAAAAGAAGTCAAGCATGATGTCAAGGTCTGTCATTGTCTTCCCTTTCGTCAGCGGTAAATAATTATGTTGATCAGCGCAATAATCACAACAACAAACCCAACAATCAGGGCAATAATCATAACGATCGCTAAAACAGCAGCCAAAATAGTTAGATAATCTAAAATGCTCATTTTTCCTCTCTTGTTTTTCTATAAATCCTGACGCCAGCATTCCAATCCTCAACCGCTTCGGCAATTGTCTTTCTATCGCGCGTCATTTCCTTACAAAACGGACACGCCACGAAATAGTGCATGCGGTTTGGCGTTCCGTGAATATAGTGGTGAATAATCACAGGTTTTCCGCCACAATCGCATGGCTTTAAATCAGCCTCATACATCATTCCGGTATTCACTCCTGCTCCTTCCACGCCAGCCACGCCTCACAGATAGCACGTTGAGGATTAGCAGAACGAAATATTTTATAATCACCTAATTGAACTTTTGACACCTGAACGACCCACATCCAAGCGAATGGTTGCCAAAAGAGGTGTAAATCATGGTATTCGTCCTTCATCTCCTCCAGCAACTCACCGCACAACCTCCAGTCATGGGTATAGTCAATCGGCTCCAAATACCAGGTTGACCCGTTACTGTCCTCCCAATGGCTGAATGGCTGTTCAACAATAAACCACCCCTTTGACCTGAATATTGCCTCGTTTATTTCTTTGTCACTCCAACCTGAAAAGTCGGTCATCTCTGCTCCTTTCGCCATATTAGATACGCTATACAAATTGCGCGTTTGGGGGTATCAGATAGGCTATCCTGATTTGAGAGGTATCCAATATCATCGCGCGCTCCACAATACCACCTGTCCCCCCGCCGATTTAGCACGTAATTCGGAATCTCTTCCCATAATTCCCCACATAACATCCAGTCATGTACATAATCAGGTAGATCACCAAAAGAAGCGGACATTAATGTTCCATTTTGTTCATGTTTTACCCAAAAACTATGCTGGGTTTTCTTATATCCTTTCACTTCGAATATAGCCTCGTTTATTTCTTCGTCAGTCCAATTAGAATAATCAATCATTATTTATTCCTCCGTTTTCTCATAAGTTTTTCTAAAAATGTCAGGCTTACACGGATAGATTTCATCTTCTATGCCTTTGATAACATAATCATAAAGGGACGCAACCATTGTTCCTTAACAACTGGCAGTTTGCGGTATTTTGTCATTGTTCCAACTCTCATGCCTCCTCAATCTCAATCCATACGCCAGGTGATTTTCTCGTGATCGCCTTGACAATGTGCAGGTCAACCACCTGAGTGTCATCCTGCCAGGCGATGCCATTCAGCGAGTCTAGGACAGCCTTAGAAAGATTGTCGCTGTCGCGCCGCCTGCGATCTTTCAGCAGGAATAACAGAGTTACCTTCACATGACCCTTATGAAATTCTACGCCATTCTGCTCAGCGAAATAGCCAATCGTTGACTGCCAGACGGTAATGCGCGGGTCGGTATAACCGCCAGTTCTGGAATAGCGGAATGATTGTTTTGGAACTGGGTCGCCTGGCACAAAGAATTTCATGGCTCCTCTAACATCGCGTAAGGAATAACAAGAGTGCGACTTTCTCCGAACATTTCACGGGTTTGAGGCGGCAATTCCGGGAAAACACGCCATACCTCGAAAATCTTATATCGAATATGCACATATTTCTTTAGCCGCCGTGGTATAAATTTGTCTTTTACCGCGTTCCACCATCCATCTGGATAGCTTATTGTCATGTGGCTGTCTGACATAAGTGAAGCGCTGACATGAAACACAATCGTATCAGAAAGTTTGTCATATTCCGCCCCGACTTCAGGATGAATAAAACAATTACTCATTCTGATTTCTATTTTTCTTGCCAATTCTGTCAATTCAATAGTGTCCATAATTTTTCCTCATTCATCCTAAAATTTTTGATCAAGCCTATAAAGTAGAATGTTATCCAACGTACCAACAAATTTGTATGTTTCATATTCTATTATAGTGAAGTTACCGAGGTCGAGGTCCGTTGATGGAAAATTAAATTCTGGCTGGGCTGGAATATGTATTTCGGGTAAAAATTGATCACGGCGTATTAACCGTGGCTCTTTACCACCAAGCAAGAGAACAAAATGCTCCATTTTATCATTCATGACATCACCGCCATTCCGACGACGACGCCAGCAAGAAATACAACAAAAAACAGCATGCTAGTTGTCATTTTTCCTCCTTGTGCTGGCGCGCCGTGTCAGTCATC